CCAAACAGGGTTTCAAGATACGCGGTGTCATATTCGAGAATGAAATCGAGTTCACGCGCCGGTCCGGGCGGTGTCACATAGACGTGGAATTTGACAATCCCGTCCATCAAATCCGTTGTCGGATTCTCGGAACTATTGAATTCTACCCGACCGCCCAAGATAAATTGCCTCGCTGTCAGTCCGTTCAGCCAGATATTGGCGCTGTCCGCGACGGTCTCGATCAACCGTCGATTGACAGGATAGTCAACTTTTTGCCAGAAAGTTTGCACCAAGGTATTGCCGATCCAGTCAAACATCCGTCGAATCGGGATGAAAGCGTCTTTGGGATCGGTTACTGACGGATAGGCTCCGGTACGATTTCCCCAAGCCTTCCAGCCACCGATAAAGTTCAGCGCGGTAACAATGCCTTGCCCATTCAGGTATGCTGCTTGATCGGGACCTAGCGAAACCACTGTTCCGTCCGCAAGCACTGCTCCGTTGGCTTGTAGGGACTTGTTCGACGGGCTGACATACGGAACATCATCATTGGCCGCATCAGTCTGGCAAATCAGGCCAGCGAGTTGTGTACTAAGATGGTAAATGTCAGTCCCGAGCTTCACTTTGGGCCAGCAGACAACTTGCTTCGGCGAAACATAGTTATTGGTTTCCTTCCATGCGGCCACATCCGTATATTTCTTCACGATCGCCGTCGGAACATCGGTTAACGCGATGCAGCGGAAATGCTCGTTGATATTTCCTGCCTTGGCCACCATAACCGCTGCGACTTCCGGATCTGTACTCCACCCCGGCGCCAGAATCATGCCAGGAACCAACCGGAACAACGGGAACATCTTGTTGACCAGTTCCAGCCCTTCGTAGGCTCCGGTGGTCACGTCCACGCCGCCGACAATATTGTCCGATACAACTGCCGTCGGGTCGAGCTTATTAAAGGTAGCAACCACCGATGCCGTATTTGCGAGAAGCGTGGTGGATGTTGAAACGCGGCTGATGGCAACCTGGTTGTCATCATTGAACGCCGCCGTATAGTCGGTCCCCTTTACCAGCGGTTGTCCTTCCGCCGTTAGTTTCAGGACCAACGAACTGAGCATTACTCCATCGTCAGTGATCGTTCCTGCGCCAGTTGTCAGCGTGACAGATTGATTGGTGACCGCCGTTTTGTGAATAGCCGGATCGAGCACATTGACCAGCACCACCGGAGCCATGGCAAACAGTGCGAAATGCGACTTAATAAATTCGCACAGGGTATATTTTTCCCAATCGTCGTGATAGCCAAACGCCGCCACCGCTTCCGCATAGGTATAGCAGAGGATTGGCGTATTGACAGCCGCCGGGTCTGTCGCCAAATGTACCGGAGCCGTCCCGAACACTACCGGCAATCCGGTTTCGGTGTCTACTGGCGGAACGATGGACGTGGCAACTTCCGAGATATAAACGCCATGTCTATAGGCCATTTTTGTTACTTACCTCCCTTCAGGGTAAACTTCAGCACCTCGCTGAATAGCACGTTCTCCGAGCTCCCTTTGTTGGCAATGGCCTTTTCAGTCGTTGCCAGATCAGCAATCGGCACGAACAGCGCCTTGACTGCCGGACAGTCTGAAAACAACTTTTCAAGATGTACGGGCAGCCCACCCTTATAGACGGTGTACCGCTGCAGAATTCCGCTCGGAATGTTCGGTCCGCAATAAATCAGCCGTTGTGGGCTCGTCGTGCTAGTTACTACCGCTTTATCCTTCGTCATAGTCTACCTCCTCGATTGGACGGGGTACCGTCCAGTTTGTTGTAATAACGGTCAGCCATTCAGGATAAGGCTGTTCGTCAGGGACCTCCCAGGAAAACGGATACTCAATACGAAATCGTTTGTCGATCACGCGTTTTTTGAACAGCGCCTGCCGGATCCGCTCGATAATGTTCTGTAGGTCGCCGCTCCCCTGGGAAATATCCTCGGTATAAACTCCCAAGATGATTTTCACCATCACCTTGCCTCCTTCATTTGTGTCCTCTCCACTCGAAAGACGTACGATCGCGAACGGAAAATCCGCCGTTTCGGTTGTCCCTTTGAGAGGTAAGTACCCAGGCACCACCTGCGGCGCTTTCGTCACTTGCTTATTGGTGTCTAGCAAATACGAACCGACGACGCCTTTTAGAAATTCGCACAGCGCATCTTGCAGCATTAACGGTGTCATTTACTTCGCCCCCTTGTCCAGCAGCCGGCCGATTTCATGTTCAAGGCGCAGGACAATCTGTTCCTGCGCCCGTGCTTCGATATGCTTTGACACGCTTTCGGATCCTAACATTTGCGGAACTGAAGGACCGAAGTTTTGTTCAACAGGGAAACGCGACGTTCCAACCCGATGAAACACACCCACGTGTCCGCTGCCCATTTTGGCAACGAACGCATGCTTTATCGTACCGCCAGCTCCTTTTTTTACCCGAACGACGATCGATGTTTTCCGACGCGGATCTGGAGCCGATGGTCGAACTTGAAACTTACTGAGCGGCAACACGCCGCCCATTGAAGTAACCACTGCAGATAAGTTGCCTGTGCTGGCCTTACGAATCCGAATCGTGCTGAGAATATCCCGGTTTTTTGCCGTATATTTTTCTCGCACCTTTTTGGATGCTGCCGTTTTGGAACTATCCGCCGCTCGATTTATCGCCCGCATGACCGCTTGCTGTACTCCGCCCGGAATACATTGTAGTAGTTCCCGCGCCCGCATCAGGTCTTCGGCATGTACCGTAATCATGATTCGTTTGCCTCCAGTGCAATTTCCAACATGCCGTTAGATTCACTGCACGAACCCACCATCATCAATCGCCCATCAAGGCGTAGCGGTTGCCCCTTAACGGGACGTTTAAGGAGGTCTGCTGCTTTCACAAACAACACAACCTCCCCGCGATATACCCCATCAAAGGTTTCACTTTTGTTATTGCTGCGTTCTTTCAAAACATCTTCATCAATGATCACTGGCATCGACGTTCCGTTGATGTCATGCTGTTCAGCAAACTCATCGATATTGAAAAACACCGCCGAAAGATCAGCGGCAATCACATCCTTAAGACTCATAATCTAGCCCAATAACTTTATAACCGCGGTTGTTCCCGTTTGGGCCTTCGGTACCAACACCCACCCTGCAGGAACGTTGTCGGTAACTGTTTTGGTAAGCACATCCGCCGTCGCATCCCAATAAACTGCATCCCCCACTACGAATGCGACTGTGCTCTCGGCAGGCACGTCACAAAACGCGCCTTCAACAACCACTCCACCAGTTGCTCCCGGAGGAATATCAACTGCCGCAAAGCCAACCCGACTCACCAAAGATACAACTTCACCAGCGACGATCGTCTCAGTGCCGCCATTGGAGTAATCAATAATTTTACCGTCTTGAAAGTATTGTCCTTGTCTTTTCATGCCCTTAACCTCCATTCATTTTTTTGTGCTTATTTGCCCGGATTTTTGTACAAGCCCCGATAATCCAAGGCTTTGACGCCAAACTCGCTACGAACCTTATAAGTAATGCCATCAACTTCGAAGCCGGGCTGCGTCTCAATATAAGGCGCATCAACGCCATTCAGGAACCCAACCTCAATCGTATCAATGAAGCCTGGCGCCGTCGCGAAATAGTATGCATCCGGATCGACCGCATCAAGTTGTGCGTCAGCAACAACAATCAACAAGTCCTGAAACACGTTAACAGTTGCATTGCTGGCTCCAATATCCACCGTCGATTTCACTAATTGCAGAGCATCAAACTTCAAGCCCACCGGGCCAATCCAAAATGCCGGAGTAATATTAAGCGGAACTGCATCCTTTTTCTGAAGCCCTTTTTGCTTTGCCATGGCCGTAAAAGCTGCCTTAAAGGCTTCTTTACTCGGCGCAGTTTTCACTGCTGTTTCAATATTCGCGTGGGCAGCTCCAAACAACGGATTGCCATCCGCCATATTTTGGGCTTTGCTCAGTATGGAATACACAGCAAAGTTAATGGTGATTCGGGCGGCAGCGCCAAACTTTGTAGGAATATCGGTCAGCGCCTGCAGATCGTCGTTGATGATATCCTCGCGAGTCAAGCTAAACAATTCGCCATACTTTTCAAGCTGGATATACTCTCCCGCATCTGACATGGCAACGTATTTGTATTCTCCGCCCTTTCCTACCTTCCTAAGTAGCGGAGCCTCACTAACTTGCGCTCGCAACGCGGGCTTGTAGTCGTTCAAATTGCCGCGTTTTGTCCATTGCTGATATGTCGTCGGCGCTAATTGGTAAGCGTTCATGAGTGATTTATTTGCCACATTGGCAAGAATATGCGGGAAGTCAGAAGATCCTATAACGGTCCGCACCAAATCCTTGCGGTCATATCCGCGATACTCCTTACCGTGCCGCCGTTGATAGCATTCGCGCGCCAAGTCAATCATTGTCATGCCTCGAAGACTCTCAAATCCAACAGCTGGCTTTTCAATATTTAGTCCAGCGCGAAACGACATCGCATCTCCTGCCGCCGCCCGGAATTTGTCGGACTCATCAGCCCCCACCTCAACGGTAAGTGTACCAATCGGAGCATTGTGTTTTATCATGCGTTGCAGGATGTCTTTTCGAACATCTTCGACGCTCGTGTTGGCTCGGATAAACTCGTCCGGGGTCAATTCCAACTGAGGAAAGCTTCGGCACATCGCGTTGATCTCCAGTGTGCGTTGGGTTTCCTGCGTTCTGATTTCCTCGGGGGTTTGAGCGTTTTTTTCATCCATGGGTGTTTCACTCCTTTGTTCATTTTCGTTTTGGGATTCTGTGGTATCGGGCGAGACCGAGTCAGGTGTCGGCGCGTCTCGGGGCTGGAACAATGACCGGACGCTTTCGTCATTTTTCAGTACGTCAGCCACCATCCCAGCGATATCAGTTCCCGAAGCACTGTCCTCCGATCGTCCAATTCCAACGCTTGGATCAGCGGCCAAGGGTTCCAGACTAACCTCCATCACCTCCCAATCCGTTGCGATTTCACAGGGACCGAGGAATCCGCGCATTTCACTTCCCGGCTCAACCACGGTATATTTGTTGGTGATATACCCCATGGAAACGCCACGCAACGAGCCGTTGTCGACTTTGGCCTTGATTATCTGGGCATTCGCGTCTGCATCAAACTTGACTTTGACCCGGCAGGTTCGCGCCGTCAGATCTTGCCATGCGTCCACAATCGGCCCCAGAGGTACAAGTCCATAATTTTGATCGCGACCATGGGCAAACAAAAAAGAGCCGACCGTTTTCAGCCGCTCTAATTTAGGTTCGCCTGGATCATGCCCCAGCACCTCGGTCCCCCACCAGCGGGTTACCGGCGCTTCGCTGGAAAAACTGAACTCGTAAACGCCTTCTTCCCCTTCGACCTTGCGCATTTCCATCAGATCCAGAAACCGGTACTGCTTACTTCCCTGCTCCTGCTGCTTGCGTTTTTCCCGTTGCTCCGTTAACTTTGCCATCGGTTTCATCTCCCCCTATCCCCTTTGATTGCAGATATTTCATTTCCCGTGACCTTTGATCAGCGACCTCCTTCCAGTCCTTGCCTTGCTCCGCGCACTTCTCTTCCAGCGTGGACAGGTTCGCGGCCACTTCCCATCCGCTGGCTTTGACATCTTTTAATGGGTCAACCCATGTCCATCCTGGTGGGATCCAGACATGCTCAAGATACAAGTCAGTTTCCTGCCAAAAATCCTTGATTTTCACTTCACCGGATAGTACTGCACTAATCAGAAATTCAGCGTAGATTTCCATACAAAAATGCTCGACAAGATATTCCTGAATCGGCTCAAAGGTCCGTCTGTCTTCCAGTAGACCCTGCCTAGCGCTGGAATATGACACCTTGGATACGTCGCGGCTGATCATCTCATAGCTGATTCCCTGCCCAGCACCTATTAGTCGTTGTTGTTGCTCTACGAAATCCTTTGTATTGGTGGGAATATTGCCGGGATTTGCTATCTCTATTTCCTCACCGGGCTGTAAATATTCAATGATTCCCGGAGATATTTCATCTAGTCGCTTTTGGTTTTCGGAAGGCATTTTATTCAGCCGACTATAAGGATTCGTGCTACCGGGCGCAGCCTTGACAAACAATGAAAAACAAGCAGCAATTCGTGCTTTTACCCGCTCCGCTTCCAGATATTCGCCGGAATCGCGAATGGAATCCATTGAACTAGCCAATTCCGAAATGCCCCGGACCTGCGTTGGTCGGTATTTGCTGAAAAGATGCATGACTTTATCCGCTGGTACCCTTACCGACTCGATAGAAACAAACCCGTCTGGAATGGCATTGTAAAACCAATACGCCAACGGCTTATTAAATTTATCCACTTCTACGCCGGACTTTACTAAATTGCCGTTGTTGCCAATTTGCCTCGATGTATCCAGCTGGTCAGGTTCCACCAGCTGAATTTGGAAAGGGAATCTGTCGCTTCCGCCGTAAGTCTTAATGACAAAGATTTCGCCATCGACAACCCGCCGCCGAATAACCATTTTTAAAATTTCATTGAACGATGACTGACCCGTAATGTCACAATTGCGGGCGCGACTCCACTTTTTCCAAGCCTTTTCAATCGCAGTGTTAATCGTTTCATTGTCATCGCCGCTTTTCTTTTTGACGCGAGCCTGAACACGGAACCCCTTCCCTACAACATTACGTTCAAAACTTAGAATGATACTTTTGGCAATATCGCTGTTCCGTTCTAAATCTCTCGCCCGACGCAATAGTCGCTCACGATACGGCCTGTCAATTTGTTCCGCCGTGCCGCCAGCAGCACGCCAACCCGATCCCATCCTATCCATTCGTGCCGCGTCATAATTTCGTAAAACAACGGTCGCTTTGCGGTATGCTGCGCGTTCATAGGCTCGGCGTGGCGAAACATATGAGATTACGTTGTCGATTAAATTCATTGCTTCCTCCTACCGCGTGGGCCAACGGGCATAGGCCCGAGTGGTTCCTATAGCTTCACAAGATA